GAATATTGCGAGATAGCTAGAAAAAGAGTTGAAGCTGTTAAAGCTGATATAATAGACAAACAAATGGAACTACAATGGAACTAACAAAACTTAGCGATAAGCAAATAGACTCATACCAAAATTCAACAGCTAGGATCAACATATTTGAAGGTCCTGTAAGGGCTGGTAAGTCTTATATAGCATTGCTTAGATGGCTTGATTTTTGTAGAAGAGGCCCAAAAGGTCCACTAATTATCTGCGGTAAGACAGACAAAACGATAAAGAGAAACATAATCACACCTCTTCAAGAAATAGTCGGAAATGCCGTTCAATACTCAAGTGGAAAGGGTGAAGTCGTACTTTACAATAGAACAATGAACGTAGTAGGTGCTAATGATGATAGAGCTGAAACTAAAATTCGTGGTTCCGAGTACTGCGGTGCGTTGATTGACGAAGCTTCTCTTATCCCGGAGAACTTCTTTAAAATGCTTCTATCAAGGCTTTCTGTTCCAGGATCACAATTATTTTGCTCTACTAACCCAGATAGCCCTTATCACTGGCTTAAAAAGGATTTCATAGATAGAGAACATGATTTAGACCTAAAGGTCTTCTCATACAATATAAGAGATAATCCCACTCTGTCAGAAAAATATATTGCTGATCTATCGGCTGAGTACCAAGGTCTTTGGTATAAAAGATATATTTTAGGTGAGTGGGTCCTAGCTGACGGAGCTGTATATGATTTCTTTGATGAAGAGCTGCATGTTATTCTAATGCCAACATCTGAGGCGACTTATTATATCGTAGGAATTGATTACGGTACAACAAATCCTTGTGTGTTTACTTTGATAGGATATAACTCTGGAAGTTATCCCAATATGTGGCTTGAAAAGGAATATTACTATGACTCTAAGAAGGAACTAAGACAGAAATCCGATTATGACTATTCACTTGACTTAACAGAATTTATTAGAGGATACAATGTTAAAAGGATATATATAGACCCGTCAGCTGCTTCTTTTAAACAAGAACTTAGGCGCAATGGCATATATAACGTAACGGATGCCGTTAATGATGTAGTGCCTGGCATAAGATTCGTTGGACAACTTCTTACAAACGGTACATTTAAAGTTTGTTCTAACTGCAACGAGACCATTAAAGAATTTAGTAATTATTTGTGGGATTCAAAAGCATCCGAAAGAGGGGAAGATAAACCTATTAAGAAGTTTGATCATTGTCTCGACGGGATTCGCTATGCCCTTGTAACTGAGTTCTTTACGAAAAATCTAAGACCAGAATTTACAGAAGAAGATGCAGAAAACTTAGAAAGGCGTTACAGAAAAAGATATAATTAAGGAGAATTATGAATGGCTTATCACTTTTTAGCGGTATTGGAGGCATAGATGTGGCTTTATCTGAATACGTCAAACCGATCGCATACTGTGAAATCGAACCCTATTGCCAAAGTGTCCTCTTGCAGAGAATGCAAGAAGGGAATTTGCCCAAAGCACCAATTTGGGACGATATACGAACACTACCAACAGACGAATTGCCACAAGTCGACATCATCACCGCTGGGTTTCCTTGTCAAGATATTTCAGTTGCAGGACGCCAAGAAGGCTTGGAAGGAGAGCGAAGCGGTCTTTTTTTCGAAATATTACGACTCCTCGATGAAACGAAAGCTCCCTTCATATTCCTTGAAAACGTGCCAAACATTAGGACCAAAGGAGCAGAACGAGTTTGCAAAGAACTTTCCGAAAGAGGGTATGATTGTCGATGGTGTAATATATCCGCTAGAGATGTGGGAGCGAGACATAAGAGGGAAAGATTCTTCTTGTTGGTCCACCCCAGATGCTCACAACAGGGGAGCAAGGAAAAACCAAAATGGGCATCAAGTGACTCTTCAAGATGCAGTGAAGCAATTCCCGACTCCCAATGCAAGGGACTGGAAGGACAATGCAAGCCCGAGCGAATACAAACGAAATACCCCTACTTTAGCGACCCATGCGGGTGGTCAGTTGAACCCGAATTTTGTGGAATTTTTGATGGGCTACCCGAAGGATTGGACAGCTCTATCTGGGAAAAAGAATGGGAAGGAGTGTCAAGAGTGATAAAAGGACTTACAAACCGAGCAAACAGAATTAAAGCCCTTGGAAATTCGGTAGTTCCGCTTCAAGTGAGAACGGCGTTTCAAATTCTCTTGAATATCAAGCAATAAATTTCATACACATAGAAATTAATTAAAAAATTTAGTATAATAACGATAAATAAGTGGAAAATACTTTACATTAATTTTCTGTTTCTGTAGAGGGCAATTCACAAAGGAAGAGAAAATGAAAATACTAGTAATGATTATTCTAGGTTCTTTGTTTTTATCAAGCTGTACTCCGATTATTACATGGCAAACCGAATATCCAGACAATTTCGCCGAGGAATATGTCGAAGATTTAATCCAAGATAAAACAGGTTACACTATAGATCTTACTCCAATCACTGGAGAAGAGAAACAAACCGTAAATCCAATGAGTGACTAATGAAACAAGAAAAGAAATGTCCAGGTAGCAAGATTTTATCAAAAGGAAAGGGAAAAGGTTTAGGTCGCGGTAAGGGGAAAGGCCCTATGGCTAATCTGCAATTGAATTCTGGATTAGCCAACACATTGAGAAAATTCAAAAATAAGTAAAGACCTTGAGGGAATCTATAGTCGTTTCTAGATGGCTTAGTAGGAAGATCGCTAGCTCTTCCGCCCCTCTCATTTAAAGACTCTCAACCACCCCAGCAATGGGAGAGTCACACACGCGAGGACTAATAATGATCGATACAGATAATGCCATTGTACGCGAATATCACGATTTATATGAAGACGCATATCTTGCATGGAACCCATTTTATCCACTAGCCGATACCGATCTAAGAGCATATCTAGGAGATCAATGGAATACACAAGAAAAGCAAAAGCTATTTGAAGAGGGCAGAAACGCTTTAGTTTTCAACTACATCCGTAGAAACATCAACCTTATAACAGGCTACCAGAGAAAGAACCGTTTAAGTTCTGTTGTAGCACCTACAGAAACATCCGACCAACTAGCAGCCGACCAGTTATCACAGCTACTACTTTATGCTCTTAACTACGGAGAGGGATATAAGGCCATCTCTGAGGCATTTGGTGATGCATTAAAGACGGGATTCAACCTATTAAACATCTGGGTAGACTATAGAGACGACCCTATCAATGGTGATATTAAGTTTGGAAGAGATCCGTACTCTGGCTTTATTACAGACCCATATTTCACACAATTAGATTTCTCTGATTGTGGCCATATTATTAAGCGTAAATACCTAAGCTTAGACCAGGCAGCATCACTTTTGCCAGGTCAGAGAAAAGATCTTGAAATGATCTCTAAACAGGGACTGTCAAGGGACGATAAATTTACATGGTTACCCTATCAAAAGCAACCTTCAGGCGAAAATTTCTTAGCTTACAACGAATACTACAAGCAGGGATGGGAGATGGTTCCGATGCTTGTTGATGAGGAAACCGGCGAATTTACCGAATGGGAAGGCGATAACGATGGATTGAAGTTTTTCGTTAAGCAATATCCTCAACTTAAGGTAGTCAAAAGACCTAAAAGGTATGTCGACTGCCATATTATCGTTAATGATCAGTTAATGCGAACCGAAAGAAACCAATATGGGCTAAACGAATATCCATTTGTACCTATGGTAGCGATATTCGAACCAGAGTCTGACTCATGGGCTCTTAAAATGCAGTCATTAGTCCGACCTCAACTAGACCCACAGAATGAGGCCAATAAACGCCGTTCGCAGATGATAGATATTCTAGATTCTAATATTAACTCTGGGTGGATGGCTAAAAAATCATCAGTAATCAACCCAAGGTCATTATTTCAAACATCTCAAGGTAAAGTTATTTGGAAAGATGAAGGAGCAGAGCCAGGGGATATTGAAAGGCTTCAACCGGCACAGATACCACAGGGTATGTTTGAGCTGCAAAAGCAATTTGACCAAGATATCATGAATATTGCCGGCGTGAATGACGCCGCATTCGGGATGACGGAAAACGCTCAAGAGTCGGGCATCATGATGATGCTCAGGCAGAGTGCTTCTATCGTTAATTTGCAAGATTTATTCGATAATCTTCGCTATGCACAAAAACTAATTTCTAAGAAATCACTCAAAATAATACAGACATGGAAACCTGAGAAAATAGAAAGAATAATCAACCAAAAGCCAGCCGACCAGTTTTATAGTGATGACTTTATAAAGTACGACGTGACCGTTCAAGAGGGCGTTCTAACCGACAATCAACGACAAATTTATTTCAGACAACTTACAGATCTATATCAAATGACCGGCGGGCCACAAAGCAGCGTAGTAACAGCTTCTATGCTAGCTAAGGCAGCACCGCTACAAGGTAAAGCCGAGTTTAATAAAGAGATAGAAGCCAATCAAAAAGCCCAACAGCAACAAGCTCAACAGCAATCACAAAAAGAACAACAAATACTGCAATCACAACTAGAACTGAACAAAGCTAGCTCAATTGAAAAGATAGCTGGTTCTAAAGAGAGATTCACGCGGTCGGTCGCTAATATGGGGTTGGAAGATAGTCGTGCGGCAGATGCCATCGACTCTAGAGCTTCAGCAGCCTTAGATAAAGCTAAGGCAATGAAAGAACTTGACTCAATGGATGATGACAGGCTCATAAAATATATGCAAATAATTACGCAAATTGAAGAAATGGGAAGACAAAAAGAAGAGCAAGTCAAAGAAGATGACGTGGAAATTTCTGCAAGATCAAAGCAGAAAGATAATCAACAATTTCCAGAAGAAAATTTAGTGTCAGAAATGGCATCTGGAATACAAGAATAACAACCTTCGGAGGGTTAAACATGGACAAGATGAATAAAGCTAAGTCATCTGGCAAGGGATTTAATCTTAAAGATAATACGCAGGCAAGCCCTGTTAAGTCTATTAAGACTAATTCCGAACAGTATGACCTAGGAAAAGTAAAAAAATACTCTTCTGGTAGCAAGGGATATCCATCTCAAGCATTGCCAGGGAGCATTTAAGGAGAAAAATAATGAGTCAAGAGACTGGAGAAACCCGCAACGCCATTATTGAAGACGACAATAAGAAGATACAAGAAATTGTATCTGCTAATAAGAATAATACAAACCCTTATTGGATTGTAGTATTCGCAAAACCGTCCAAAACGAGCGTCGATGGGAAGCCAACCTTGATAAAACACATTAAAGCGTACAACACCAAACCATTACCACAAGTTGGGATGATTTGCGGTTCTGTAGACAACTCAAAAGGGATTATCAATTGGGAAGTAAACATGCCACAAAGACCGTTTGATTTTGATGCGCTACAACTATTAGGAGCAAAGCCCTGCAATGAGGTAGTCGTAGAAACTACATCTATTCCAGGAGCATATATTACAAAATAAGTGCCGCCGACGCTAGCTGACCACCCTAACAACCACTAGGAGCTAGAACGGGCGAAGTTAAAGGAGCAACACACGATGAATGAAGAAAATAACGTTACGGGCGATCAAAATCTGGAAGCCGCCGTTCCACCATCAGATGAAACTATTCAAGCTCAACAAGAGCAAGCAGCTGCGGAGTCTACTCAACAAGAGCAGAACGTACCGTTATCTGCCTTGCAATCTGAAAGAGCGAAAAGACAGCAGGTGGAAGATGACCTTCGAATGATAAAAGATCATCTAGCCATAAATCAAGCTAATCAATCGCAGCCAGCCAAGAAAGATGATTTCGAAGGCTTAGACGACGGCGATGTCATGACAGTAGGAGAATTTAAAAAACTCTCCGGCAGCATGGCTAACCAGTTCAAGATGACGATTGAAGAGCTGAAGATGGCTCAGAAAAATCCTGACTATCAAGAAGTCATTACAAAATATTTACCCGATGTACTGAAACAAAACCCAAGTCTGCAAAGCACCCTGCAACGATCACAGGACTACGAGCTTGCATATTTTTTGGCTAAAAATTCCGAATCATATCGGAACGAGAACAAGAGAACTAAGAAGTCTGCTGATGCACAACGCATAGTTGAGAACTCGCAAAGAGCGGGTAGTTTATCGAGTACAGGCTCTACTTCTCCTATTTCTCAAGCTAAACGATGGAAGGACATGTCAGATGATGAGTTCAAGCAGCAAGTGAACAGGCATTTGGGATAAAGAAACTAGGAGTTTTTTATGACTATGACAACAACAGCGGTGCTACCTCCAGCCGTTCGTGAGTAAATAGTATGCCCACGTTAAATTTTCTCTGATTGACTTGGAAGCCTAAGGCGAAAGCTATGGTGACAGGGGGCAAGCGCAAGCGGCCTGAACGACTGAGTGAGAAAACCCGCAAGGGATGCGACAGTCTGAACTCTTCTGTAAAGGAAGAGAGGGAAATCCGAAGAGTTTTCCCCGCTTAAGAAATTAAGTAGTAACAAATTTGATTACGACAGGCTTTTATTGATGACAGCGTATCCAGCGCTTATTCATTGTAAATTTGCTCAGCGTCGTATTCTACCAGAAAAAAATGGGGATACTATTGTATTTCGAAGATATTCGAAGTTAGACACAGTGCCAATTCCTTTAGTAGATGGACGTACTCCTCCAGGAGCACCTCTATCAGCATCTAATATTAAGGCAAGAGTTAGCTTTTATGGAAATTTCGTAACTATAACAAATCAAGTTCAACTAACTGTAGAAGACAGGGTATTAAATGAATCTTCTAAGTTATTATCGCAGAACTTAGCACAAACTATAGATGAAGTAACTAGAGATGTTCTAGCTTCTACAACATCTGTATTGCAGTGCAGTAACGGAATCAACGGTGAAACGCCGTCAGAATTAACAAAATCTGATATTGATTCTGCAGTTAAGACATTGCTAGGCAATGATGCTGAGATGATTTCTGAAGTGGTAACTGGAACTAACGCATATGCGACAAGCCCAGTTCGACCAGCATTTTGGGGTTATATGGATACTGATCTATTAGATGACCTAGAAGCTTGTGCTAACTTTCAGAACTCAAGCAACTACGCATCACAGCATACAGTACTTGATAATGAATGGGGATCCACTGGAAACGTAAGATGGTTATATACATCGGCAGGATCTGTAAGCGCAGCAGCTACGCCAGTTTATAACAACATAATTGTTGGAAAAGAAGCGTATGCAGTAGTGCATCTAAAATCAGAAACAGGAAATTTCTATGTAGAACCACTAGGTTCTGGCGGATCATCTGATCCATTACATCAAAGAGGTTCAGTCGGTTGGGATCATCCCTTCGTAGCAAGAATTTTAAACGATGCATTCATGATTAACTTAATGGCAACACATAGCTAATAAAGGAGGAATTTATGGCACAGATGAAAGTTTGGACATGGACAAATCCTGCAACAGCAGTTGTCAGGAATGAGTCTATAGGGTTCACAGTGAGTCAAATCACTGTAACTAACGTAACAGATGGAGTTCAGTATTACTGGGATTCCTCGATGGCTAGTGGTTATTACGTAACTGTTAGTACGGGAGCTGTTACAACTTCTAATGGTTTCACACCATTATCACAATCTACAGCAGTTGGTGCAACTATTTCTAGTT